TGGAAGTCTCACCAAAACCACACTCTTCGTCATTTCGTAGAAAGGATGAAAATCTACGAGCATGAGAAATTTGATTATCGTAAGTTGATCATTCCGTTGGAGGAGTAATATGGAAGAATACAAGATTTTAAAATTAAAATCAGGCGACAGTATAATCGCTGCTGTGTCTGATCAGACAGACACAACCGTCAATCTTCATCGTCCGATGGTATTTAAATCTGTAACGATGATTGATGAAAATATGAATCCAACTGAAGTTCTTTTATTGAAGAACTGGGCAGAATATTCTATGCAACACGATATCCAAGTTACAACTGATATAATTGCTGCAACATGGAATCCTGATCCTATTATGATGAACTGCTACGAGATGGAAAAGATCAAACAGGATATGCCAGATCTTTATAAGAAACTAAAGCAAAACATCAAGGATGATGAGATACCTCCGGTTAATCCTCAAATTATGCCTACAGGTATGCCATTCTCACCAAAGCAATCTGCGCCACCTCCCGGTATGGCTAATTTTAATTTGAATCTTCCTTTAGATGTTGTAAAAGGAATGATCGAATATCTGGAACAACAGGGAATTAATCTAATGGGTCCGGATTTTGATGAATTAGTTGGTGGTTCTTTTGATGATGAGGATATGGACGACTTCCCAGAAGACAAAAACCCCGATTTGGGGTTTGGAAATCATTTAGATGATTGGTCGCCTGATCCTAAAGACTACCTCTAATTAAGACCTAATTGCCCCCTTAGGCACTGTACACAGTGAATTATATCGAGGGGTCGGATTCTGTCAAGGAAAATCTTGTAAATAACTTGCATTGCGTGGGAAATGTTGTATCATACTCGCACGGAGTAATATTATGCGTAAGAAGAAAAAGAAAAAGAAAGAACTTCCAATTGATTCGGAAATACTTCCTGAAGAAATTGTAAAAGAAATAGAACATAAATCCCACTATGTCAATAACAAAAAATTCTGTGATGAGATGATAGAGTGGAAAGCAAAGGTTCTAGAAGCCAGAGAAGTTGGAGATCCAATTCCACCAGTTACTTCTTATATTGGACAGTGCTTTATGGAGATTGCTCAAAATTTGGCAAAGAAACCAAATTTCATGAACTACCCATTCAAAGAAGATATGATTGGAGATGGAATCGAAAATTGTTTAATGTATTGCTCCAACTTCGATCCGAGTAAATCCAACAATCCCTTTTCTTACTTTACTCAAATAATATACTACGCATTCCTCCGTAGAATTCAAAAAGAAAAGAAACAAACACTTATCAAATACAAGTATTTAAAATCTCTAGACACTAAAGGGGATTTGTCTGAATATCTTCGGAACATTGGTATCTCCGAAGACGAAGAAGTGTATTTTGAAAATATGGAACAGTCAAAAGAACCAAAGAAAGTCAAAAACAAAAAGAAAAAGAAGATAAGTTTTTTGGAGGAAGAATGAAAATAGCATTCTTGGCTGATACACATTTTGGTGCTCGTAATGATGCACCATTGTTTTTAGATCATTTTTTAGATTTCTTTGAGAACCAATTCTTTCCATATTTGGAAGAAAATAAAATTGATACAATCATTCACTTGGGCGATCTTATGGATCGACGCAAGTTTGTTAATTTTCATACATTAAATCAAGTCAGAAAGCGGTTCATGGATCGTTTAAAGACTGGCAATTATAAGATGTATTGTATTGCTGGTAATCACGATACTTATTTCCGTAACACCAATGATGTGAATAGTTTACGGGAACTGTTTCATGGAAATTTTGAGATTTACGATTTTAAGCCGGCAAAGATGAACTTTGGTGGCGTAGATTTCATTTTTGTACCGTGGATCAATAAAGCCAATCATGATATCTGTCTTGAATATATTAAGAGCAACTCTGCTGATTTTGTTCTTGGACATTTTGAATTTGCTGGTTATCAAGTTTTGCGTGGTGTTAAACATGAAGAAGGTTTAGATCCTAATCTATTCTCAAAATTTGAACATGTTTATTCTGGACACTTTCACTGCAAGCAAACCGATAAAAACATTTCGTATTTAGGAACTCCGTATCAGATTACATTTGGTGATGTGAATGAGCGCAAGGGATTTCATGTATTTGATACAGATACCCGTGTAATGGAATTTGTACCAAATTCAAATAAGATGTTCCATGTTCTTCGTTATAACGATAAGGACGAAGATCCAATGAAAACCGACTTCATAGATTACAAGAATAGGTTTGTAAAAATTGTGGTAGAGACTAAAACAAAGCCATATATTTTTGATAGATTCATGGATAGTTTATATGGCGCACAAGTCGCTAACTTGACTGTTGCAGAAGAACAGAATAGTGATATACTGTCGGTTGATAAAGTAGACGCATCCTTGGATACGGTATCCATCATCAATAATGAGATTGATGGGATGCAAGAAGTCGAGAATAAAGAAAAACTCAAGAAGATTATTCACGAACTCTATATCGAAAGTCTTTCTTCCCAAGAAACATGAATATATTTGTATTGGATAATAATCCACGAGTTGCTGCACAGATGATGTGTGACAAGCATGTTGTCAAGATGATTGTTGAGTCTTGTCAACTGATGTCAACTGCCCATCATGTATTGGACGGCAAAGTCATTACTCGCACGGCAAAAAATGGACGAAAGTTTGGCACATATGAACATGATCGTCCGGGTTTTAGGTTTTTGCGTTGCACGATGATTAATCATCCATGCACAATTTGGACTCGTTCCTGTAAGCAAGCATATTACTGGCTATGGGAACATACCCACGAACTGTTGAAGGTTTACCAAAGTCGTTATAATAAAATTCACACATATGACGATATGGTGCAATACAGTCTAGTCCATACACCTACGAAAATTTCAGATTGTCGTATGCCTGCATTTGCTCAAGCGATGCCAGATCAATATAAGAATGCAGATGCCGTTCAAGCATACCGTCAGTATTACATTCACGAAAAGTCTCGGTTTGCTAAGTGGAAGATGGACAATGCTCCCATTTGGTTTACCGAAGGTGTAAACAGTATAAATACTGTACAAACATGATCGTAGTAGAAGAAAACATCATCACGGTTGATACCGATCAAGAAATTGCAATGCTCGAACTCTTTTTAGAGGAAGAGGATTTTGATTTTGTTTTGGACATTAATAAATTTACAATTAATGATTCTATTGATGAATTGTTTGAAGAACTTTTGGATACTGATCTTGAAACTCTTTTATTAGAAGGAGTGGCAAAGCGTAAAATTGTTATCCGTAATGGTAAAAGAAAGATCATATTCCGTTGCAAACCAGGCGAAAAGAAAATCAATCGTCGTTGTGTTCGCAGAAAGAGTTCTGAACTACAACGAATGCGTAGACGCGCCAAGCGCGCTGCTAGAAAGTCTAAGTCGAAACGTGGTCGCGCTTTAAGGAAGCGTATAATTTCTTTGCGTCGTAGACGCACTATTGGTGGTACTAAGAGACATTAATTATGATTACATTTACGAAGATTCGGTGGAAGAATTTCCTCTCAACAGGAAATAACTTCACCGAACTGGATTTGGTAAAGAACAAATCAACTTTAATCAGTGGCGAAAATGGTGCAGGAAAGACAACCTTTCTTGATGCCATTTCTTTTGTATTATTCGGTAAACCATATCGTAATATCAATATCCCACAGTTAGCAAATAGCATTAATCAAAAAGATTGTGTAGTTGAGATAGAATTCAATACTAATGGTGCAAATTATAAGATTGTACGAGGTCTTGCTCCTAAGGTATTTGAAATCTATAAGGACAAGGTATTAGTCAATCAAGATTCCAAGTCAAAAGACTATCAGAAGATGCTGGAAGAACAAGTCATCCAGATGAACTATAAGTCTTTCTGTCAAGTTGTAATTCTTGGTAGTACAAACTATGTGCCATTTATGCGATTAAGCGCAGCAGAGCGCAGAGCAATTGTAGAGTATCTTCTAGATATTGATGTATTCTCTGTTATGAATACTATGTTAAAAGCAAAGATTGCAACAGCAAAAGACAACATCCGGGATATTGAACACCGTCTTGCCATTTTAATGGAACGTGCCAAAGCACAGAAGAATCACATTAAGGTGCTTCAAGAGAAGAGCAAAGAATCCAAGGATAAGATAATTACCGAGATTGAACAAAATCAAGCAACGATTTCGGAACTGCAAAAAGACATTCAAACTATTCAATTAGATGTAGATGGTCTACAAGAGCAAACAAATAATGCTAGTGATACCGAAGCAAACAATATATCGTATCAGATTAAAAATATCACTGCTCAAATTAATAAACTAAACAAAGAAATCGAATATTACCAAAATAATAAAGAATGCACCTTGTGCAAGCAGAAGTTGTCTCAAGAGCACAAGACAAGTATCATGTCTACTCTGGAAGCAAGTAAGAATGAAATGAATGCTAAGAGTGAGGAGTTGAATGGTTTGTTTGAAGATCTAGACAAACAGATCCAAGAAGACCGTGAACTTGGTAAAAAGATTCTTGCTCTAGAAAAAGAAATTACAACAAAGAACAATACAATTTCTGCTTGCAATCAATTCATTGCTAAACTGCAAAAAGAAATGAATAAAGATGATACTGTAGATTTTGATGCAGAAAATAACAAACTGGATTCAATTGTCGAAGAGGGCAAGAAAGAAACTGAGCAACGTCAGGAACTTTCAGATGATCTTCAATATTATTCCATCGCTTCTATTCTATTGAAGGATAGTGGTATCAAGAGCAAGATCATTAAGCATTACTTGCCAATCATGAACAAGGTAATCAATGGTTATCTTTCCAAGATGGATTTCTTTGTTCAATTTGAATTGAGTGAATCATTTGAAGAAACAATCAAGAGCCGTCACCGCGACATCTTCACTTACGATAGTTTCAGCGAGGGAGAGAAGCGCAAGATTGACTTGGCTTTATTGTTTGCTTGGAGATATATTGCACAACTAAAGAATTCATTAAGTTGCAATCTATTAATCTTTGACGAGGTTCTAGATGGCAGTTTGGATGATTCTGCTACAGAAGCGTTTTTGAATATCCTTAAAGGATTGGACAAGAATACAAACATTTATGTTATCTCTCACAAATCGAAGGAACTATTGCAGGATAAGTTTAACGATCATATTGTGTTTGTAAAGAGAAACAATTTTAGCAAAATTGCATGAACTTGGCTACACTTGACAATTTAAAAGAAGTACTGGAAGTATTCAAGAAGCATAAAGAGTTCTTTCCACATATTCGACAAGATTATGTCACTAGGAAAATAGTTGCAAACAATACCGTTTTTCAAGATAATGTTGTAATAACCTTTAGCCTATATAAAAAGGATGTCAAACTTGGCAACTTGACTGTTCCTAAAGGGCAAACCATGCTGCACCAAATAGCAGCGGGTACTCAAGGTGACGGTAGTGCTTCAAGAATTTTGAAACAGTTTTTAGAATATGCAGGAACAAATGTATGGCTATCAGTGAGAGAAAACAACGAAAGAGCAAGAAAGTTCTATCTGAAGCATCAGTTTCAGGAAGTGGGCAAGATATCATGGATGGGCGGACAACTACCGGGAGTGATTTACAAGTGGGAAAGAAACCCTTTTACGAGCGTAATGACCACGTAATTAATAACTTAGAAGTAAATGTATACTTCGAGGATCTGCTTGCTATGACTCCAAAGGAGTTTGAGCAGTGGGTAATCAAGATGCGTAAAGCGATCTTGAATTCGTGGGACACATATGGGTGTCCTCCCCGTACCGGAAAAGATGAATCGGATATTGTTGACCAGTTCAATCAACTGGGGCAATATCCTGTACACGAATTTACCAATTCAGACGAATTGTCAAATGTTCCAGACGATGTAATTATTAATAAGTCTCGTATTGGCGTAGAAGTAGATCAATGGTTTTCTAATATGTTTAAAACAAGAATCAACTATTCCGCAAATGATACTGGTTATTCAATTTATGATATGTTTGCGGATGACAAGTATCTTCCAAGAATGATCCGGGGAACTATGCGTCATTTGCGTAGGGACTCGTTTTACAAACACGCGCTGTCTACGATCAAGCATGATAAGAAATATTCAATCGTAGATGTAGCCAGTGGTGATGAATGGATGGAGGTATTCTTTAGTAATCCTTCCGTGTTTACTGGCTATGATTTCATGTTAGAACAAGTGGAACTGCGTGAAGGTGCTAGTAGCAGTTATTTCCAATTAGAGCAGTCAAAGATTCTTCAACTGACAAAAGAGCAGTTCGAAAAATGGAAGCCAAAGATGTCATATCGACATTATTCCACTTTTGATCACGAGAATATTCCAGATGATAAACTTTATGCCATTCGTCTTTATAAGAAGGGCGAAAGAGTTTTCCCTGCTGGATTTGCTTCATTTCGTATTGGTTATATTCAACCGGCGGTAAACTTCCCACCAATGACTGCAAAGTATCTTTATGAAAGATTCACCGAACATTGCAAGGATCAAGATCGAATTGTTATATACGATCCTTCTAGTGGTTGGGGTGGTAGAATTTTAGGAGCAATGTCTGTAAAGGACGATAGGAATATTCACTATGTTGGTACTGATCCTAATCCTGAAAACTGGGTTTGCGATGGCTATCCTTCAAAGTATCATGCTATTGCAGATTTTTATAATACCAAGACTTATAGAGCAAACCCATTTTTCTCGTCAACAAATACTTATCATTTGTTTTCTTCTGGCTCTGAGACTATATCTGGACTTGAAGATTTCAAGCAATACAAAGGACAAGTAGATATGGTATTTACTTCTCCGCCATATTTTAATAGAGAAGCATATTCAGAAGATGAGAATCAATCTTACAAAAAGTTTTCTTCATATGAATCTTGGCGTGATGGGTTCTTACGTCCAACCCTAGAAACCTGTGTTTCTTATTTAAAGAATGACAGATACTTACTATGGAATATTGCTGATCTACTTGTTAGCGGCGACTATCTTCCGCTGGAAGAGGATTCAAGAAAGATTCTAGAGTCTCTAGGTATGGAATATAAATTTACATTAAAGATGGCATTAGAAAATATGCCAGGACAGAATCGTGTAGGTGAAGATGGTTTACCCAAGTGCAAGAATTATTGCAAAGTCAACGGACGATTTCACAAATACGAACCAGTATTCGTATTCTATAAACCTTGACAACCGACAGAAAAACTGTAAACTATACCCATGAGCAAAAAGCGATACAAGTCTATCGGTAAGGGTGATACTGTAGAATCAGTACTCCTCGGTGGTGAGCCAAACATTGCTGCTAAGAATATCACAGACACTAGTGAGTTGATCTGGGAGATTCAGAAGGCTTTGAATTGGTATAATTACAATTGGTCGGAAAAAGACTATCGCAAAGCCACTCTAGAATACTTGAAGAAAACCAAGTTCTCAAAAACAGATCAAGAATCTGTTGCCAATGCTTCCGCGAATAGTTTTGACTTCCGTTGTATTGGAGGTTACTGTCGTGTGGCAAATCTTGGTGTTGTTTTACCTACTGCCAAATTAAATTTGGTCAACGATCATATAAAGAAACTTATTGCCGAAGGTTCTTATGTTCCAGTAAAGGCAGAAAAGAATAACGAAAAGCCCAAGGTTTCGGTTCAAGATAGAATCGAAGAACAAGTATCAGAATACATCGGAGAATTAGAACTTCATGTAGATGAACTTATCGAATATCTGATGAAACCAAAGTCGGAAAAGTTTTCCTTTGATGTGGCAGAATGGACTAAAAAGAAAGAGATTAAATCAGTTCAAGCAAAAATGATTGCCGACTCTTTTAAGCCGCGCATCAAAGAATTGCAGGAAGCAATCCTGGGCAACGATCCAGAGTTGAAGGAAGCATATTCGTGGATGTCTAAGCCAAAGTTGAAGAAACTCTTGGAATATCACCAAGAGATGGTTGTTAACTTTGAAGCACAGGCACAATTTGCCAAGTCTATTCGCAAACCACGAAAGAAGAAAAAGAAGAAGCCAGAACAACTGGTTGCTAAATTGAAGTATCAGAAAGAATGCAATGAATTGAATATTATATCAATTGATCCTAGAGAGATAATTGGTGCAAAGAAAATGGTTGCATTTAACTCAAAATATCGTACACTTACTGTGTATGACGCATCTCCTTTGGTCGACGGTTTTACGATCAAGGGAACCACGCTTGTTGGTTACGATGAAGCAAATTCTAAGACGAAGAAACTTCGTGATCCCAAGAGTGTTCTTCCTCGTATGATTGGTGGTGTTCGTGCCATCAATAATGCATGGGAAACTGTTAAGACTAAGGAATCTACCCCGAATGGCAGATTCAATGAACACACCGTAATTATACAGGTAATTAAATGATCTTAATCGACAACACTCAAATCGTTCTATCGTCAATCTTTGCACAGTATGATTCACCGGATCAACTGGACGAGAACATGATTCGACACATCACGTTGAATACCTATCGCTATTACCGTAATCGTTTTCACCAAGAATATGGTGAATTGGTAATTTGTCAAGATGCTGGTAATTATTGGCGTAAGGAACTGTTCCCATTCTACAAGTACAATCGTAAGAAGGCACAGCAGAAGGATGAATTCTACTGGAAACAAATTTTTGAAACTCTCAGTACTATTCGTAATGAAGTTGCAGAGCATATGCCATATAAGACAATGAAGATTGAACGCTGCGAAGCGGATGATATCATTGCAACTCTGAGTAAGCACTATCATACTCAGGAAAAGATTTTAATTGTTTCGGGTGATAAGGATTTCAAGCAATTGATGCGGTATCCGAATATTACTCAATACAGCCCAAATCAAAAGGGATTCATTACTTGTGAGTCACCGGAAAAGTTTTTATTCGAACATATCGTTCGTGGTGATTCTGGAGATGGTATTCCAAATATTTTATCGGACGACGATGTATTTGCCGTAGACGGAAAGCGGCAACGACCACTTTCTGCAAAGAAGATTGATACATGGTCAACTAATGGCACTGTACCTCACGAGAACCAAACTAATTGGAATCGTAACCAAATG